TCGTGAATTCATAAACTACCACCATGGCAACAGCAGCAGAAAAGAAACTGGCATTCCAGCAGTGGAAGGAGCATTGCAAGCGCATCCAGTCCATTACCGACACCACGGCACTTGCCAACGAGACACCTGCCCAAAAAGACAGGCGCAAGGAAAGACTGCTCAGCAACTATGCCGCCTTCTGTGAGTATTACTTCCCACATTTCCTCACCCTGCGCGACAAGACTACGGGCGAGGTTGTACGCACCGTACACAACGCGCCGTTCCACAATCAGGCTGCACGCAAGGTCATGGATACGCCTAACCTCAAGGCGGTCTTCATGTGGCCCAGAGGACACGCCAAATCCACCCATTTCGACATCTTCATGCCCCTATGGTTGATGCTCCGCCCAAAACGGCTCATCAATTTCATGGTCGTTGTAGGCAAGTCGCAGGATTCGGCCAACCGACTCCTCGGAGATATTCAAGCAGAGCTGGAGTACAACCAGCGCATCATCGCCGACTTCGGGCAGCAGAAGAACCTCGGGCTATGGACGGCAGGGGAGTTCAAAACCGCCTCTGGTGTGAAATTCCTTGCTGTAGGACGTGGGCAGTCGCCACGTGGACTGCGTGAGCGTGAGGCACGCCCAGACTATATCGTCATTGATGACCTTGACGATGACGAGCTCTGCCGCAACGAGAAGCGTGTACACGACCTCACCGACTGGGTGAAGGAGGCACTCTTCGGCGCCCTCGATGTCGGGCGAGGACGTTTCCTTATGGTGGGCAACCTCATATCAAAGACCTCCGTACTGGCAAACATCGCAGCCACGCCTGGCGTGTTTGTCTCAAAGGTTCAGGCTATAGACAAAAACGGGGAGCCGGTATGGAAGGAGAAATGGAACAAGGAAGACGCACAGGAGTACCGCAGCTTCGTGGGCTACCGCGCATGGGAGAAGGAGATGATGCACAATCCCATCGTAGACGGCACCATCTTCCGGGCAGACTGGATAAGATACAAGCCCATGCCGTCGCTCCGCAAGTATGATATGCTCGTATGTTACACCGACCCGTCTTTCAAGTCCACTACATCTAACGACTACAAGGCTTCACGTCTGTGGGGAAAGCTCGGAAACGAACTGCATCTCATAGACTGTTATGTACGGCAGGACACGGTCGGAGGTATGGTACGGTGGCTTTATGACCTCTACGAGCGGACGAGGGACAAAGCAGCCATACGCTTCTTTATGGAGGCGAACTTCATGCAGGACGTCATTCTGGACGAGTTCGCCCTGGAGGGTAACCTGCGTGGATACCAGCTCCCTATCATGCCCGACAAGCGCAAGAAGCCCGACAAGATACAGCGCATCGAGGCTGTCAGCCCACTGTGGGAACGTGGCTACGTTTACTATAATAAGAAGCTCAAGGACTCACCCGATATGCAGGTGGGCATAGAGCAGACGCTGTCTCTTGAACGGGGCAGCCGTGTTCACGACGATGCGCCGGACGCTGACGAGGGGGCTATTTGGATTCTGCAGCGCAATGCAAGACAGGAAAGTTTTCAACCGGTGTTCGGAAAAAGACCGACCGCCAAAAATTCATGGTAGTATGATAAAACTGATAAAAGACATCTTTTTCGCTTGGAAATACAAGCGTGCAGTCCGGAAGGCAAAGAAAATGTCGGCCTTGTTCAAAATGAAGTATTATGTGCTTAGTATGGGGGGCAGGATCAAGGTCGTGCCCAAGCAGAATATTCGCCACCTCGTGCGCACACACCGTTTCCGTAAGGGGGTCAAGGTTGCGGATATTGAAAAAATAGCATTGTATGTAACCACATAAAAAGGAGGTAACTCATGTTTATTACAGACGAAGACTACAGGGTAGTCATAGGTGAGGCTGCCCTGAAAACGGTATCACAGACCTCTGCCGAAAACCGTGCCAACGCCGAGAGCGAGGCGCAGGAGGAGATTTCAAGCTACCTCCGCCCTGTTTACGACTGCAAGGCGACATTTGCAGCAGAAGGCAACGAGCGCAATAAACTCATCGTCATGTATATGTGTGACATCGCATTGTACCACATGACGGCATCCTTGCCACAGAAGATGGGCAGTGAAATCCGGAAGGAACGCTACGAGCGTGCCGTGAAATGGCTGGAAGGCGTACAGGCTGGAAAGATTGTGCCAGACATGCCACTATGCGTGGATGCGGCAGGGGAGCCCTCCGGTAGCGGGAGCGTCTTTCACTCACAGAAACCTTTAAGACATAACTGGTAATGGATATAAAAAGATTTTTCAGCTCTCTGACAGGACGCTCCGGAGCGAACGTCCTTCACACGCCCTATGGCAGTTTCAACCTTGCCAAGGAAGATGACCGTAAACGAATGAAACATGTCGTGATGACGCTACAGCAGACCACTGACGCACTCACACGTAAGGACATCGCAGATTGGCGCAGGGCATGGCAGCTCGCCATAAACGTTGATGAACCCAACCGCCAGAGGCTCTACGACATCTATCGCGATGCCGAGGTGGATGCACATCTTTCCGGATGCGTCAGGCAGCGGCAGGGCTTTGTCATGGCAAGAACATTCAAGATTATCGACGCCAAAGAAAATGAAAACAAAGAGGCACTGCATTACTTCGACCAGTCGTGGTTCAAGCAGCTCTGCCGTCTCGCGCTTGATTCCGTATACTGGGGACACTCGCTCATTGAGCTGGGAGACATCGTGCAGGACGGCGACGGATGCGCCTGCTATAGTGGCGTTAGGCTCATACCGCGCAAACATGTCATTCCTGAATATGGACGTGTGGTAAAGCAGATTGGGGATGACTGGAAGACAGGCTTCGACTTCCACCGTCCGCCGTTCTCCGACTGGCTCATAGAGGCAGGACAGCCGGACAATCTCGGCCTCTTCCTAAAGGCTGCGCAGCATACGATTCCTAAAAAGAACATGCTTGCCTTCTGGGACACCTTCGGCGAGATCTTCGGCATGCCTATGCGTATTGCCAAGACTGCCTCGCGGGACAGTAAGGAGATAAACCGCCTTAACCGCATGCTCGTCGAGGCGGGTGCCTCGCAGACCGCCGTCATGCCACTCGACACCGAACTTGAGTTCATCGAATCCACACGTGGCGATGCTTACAATGTCTACAACCAGCGAGTGGACCGTGCTAACTCAGAACTCTCCAAGCTCATCATCGGGCAGACCATGACCATTGAGGACGGCAGCAGCCTCTCGCAAAGCCAGACCCACTTGCAGGTGTTCCAAAACCTTGTGGAAGAGGATGCCGACATGCTCAGGGATGTCATCAACAATCAGCTCTTGCCACGCATGGTGGCGCATGGATTCCCTCTCGAGGGATTCCGATTCGACTGGGACTACTCCGTTGATTTCACGCCGGAGCAGCAGGTAGCTTACGAAACGATGGTGGCTGATCGATATGATGTGGATCCGGCTTACTTCGCTGAAAAGTATTCCATGCCCGTGGGAGAGCGTAGGAACAATATGCCTATGATAGAGCCGCAAGAAGACCCTGACGACAATTCCCGTGCAAGCCAGAAGAATGGCACTCGTTCCAATCCTCAAGTGCAGCCGCAAAACCCTGACGACAATTCTCGTGCAAGCGAGAAGAATAAAACTCGTTCCAATTCTCAAGTGCAGCCGCAAAACACCGAAGGTAAAAAAGGGAAAGACTCCAATAAGAAACAACAGCAAAAGAACATACACCCTTTTTTCGTCCAAGCCCCGCAGGACGGGGCTCATTTAGACTGGTAGTCAACGACCTCTACTATGGGCACGAAGAAAAGTGCTGCCTCGCATCGACCGAAAAGGGCTTTGCCATATCCGACGAGGTCATCGAACGTGCTCTTCACAACATCTACAGGCGAAACTTCAATCCTAAAACCGACATCGAGCCGGCATTCTTCCACGCGTTCGTGTCCACACTCAACACCGCTGCCGACAAGGGAATCAGACAGGCTCAAAGGCCAGAAGACGACTTCCTCAACGCGCTACGACACAACACCGCCGTATTCGCAGCGTTCAAGACGCACCGGCTGCAGAACGATGTCGCACGGCAGCTCACCGATTCTAACGGCAATCTAAAGCCGTTTGAACGGTGGAAAAACGATGTGCAGGACATTACCTCACACCAGTGCAAGGCATGGATGAGAACGGAGTACGACACCGCAGTGTTGCGCGCAAGGCAAGCTGCCAACTGGCAGCAGTTCCAGCGAGAGAAAGATGTGCTTCCAAACCTCGAGTGGATGCCGTCCACATCGCCAAACCCGGGAGCTGACCACATGCCTTTCTGGGGGACTATACTGCCCGTTGACCACCCCTTCTGGGGACAGCACAGGCCAGGAGACCGATGGAACTGCAAGTGCGACCTAAGATCTACCGACAAATCTGCTACCAACGTGCCTCAAGACAGTACGGCAGCACACGACCCACAGCCCGGACTCGATAACAACCCAGGGAGTACAGCACAAATCTTCGCCAAATCACACCCATATATTAAAAATGCACACCCTGGAGCGGCAAAGGCGGTCAAAAAGGCGGTCGGAAAAATGGAAAGCAGCAGAAAAGAGTTCTATAAGTATGACGAGAAAAAATGGGAGCAGTCATATCTTGCCGAAAAAGAAGACGGCTATGTCGTTACAGAGCTGAAGCGTATCCAGGAAGCAAAAGCATCAAAGAACGAGCAGGAGAAGTTCAAGAAAGAGAGCCACATGTGCCGTGTCGCTGCCGACAACGGACATGCAGTTGAGTTCCTCAGAGGAACAGCACGCCAACAGGGGAAGACCTATGACATCTTGCTTGACGAGATCCCAACCGACCTCAAGGCAGCTGGAAGCCATAACAACATCGAAAAATATGCTGCCAAGGCATACCATAAGCAGGGGGCGAAAGCTATACTCTACGAACTGAAAGAAAAAACGCCAAGCGTGTATAAAGCATTGAATGACGTAAAGCGAAAATATCCTGAATTAAGAGTGTTTTTCTACTTCAAGAATGAAAATATAATAAAAGAAATGTGATAAAAAAGAGGACGCTAAAAAACGCCCTCGGGTGGTACACGGCTTGCGCCCTGTCCCTAACTTCTTGCGAAGCTGATGCAAATATACACATTATTTCTCAAATGACAAACAAAAATGAGGAAAAAACAGCAAATACAAATAAAAAAGCACCAACCATGACACCACAACAGTTCCTACAGTTCCTACAGCAGTATGGCCGCGAGATAGAGCAGGCCAGGCAACGCACACTGCCCATCAAGGTAGGACGCATAGCAAAAGACCACTTCCAGGACAACTTCCGGCGGGGTGGATTCGTTGACGGGGGGCTGCACCCATGGCTGCGCACACACAGACAGAAGTACGCGCACGGGGCAGGCAAACAGTATAAGCCGCTCATGTCATCACGGCAGAACCTCTACGGATCCATAGCCTATGCGCCCACCGACGCAGCCGTAACCATTGGTACATCTGTACCATACGCCAACATTCACAATTCGGGAGGAGACATCGTAGTAACAAAAAGAATGAAACGATTCTTCTGGGCAAAGTTCCGGGAAGAAAACGGAGACTCGTGGGCAAGGAAACACAAGAATTCAGAGGCTGACTTCTGGTACCGAATGGCGCAAAAGCCCGTAGGCTCAACCATACACATACCGCAGCGAAAGTTCATTGGAGAAAGCCGCGAACTGGACGAGATAATCGAACAGGCCATTGACAAGGAAATCGAAGACATCATAAGCAAATAAAAAAACGGACGCCTGACCTATGGCCAGCCCCCGAAGTCGAGGAATAGGTAGTCATTAGCTACGGAATCCTCACTGCAAATATAAACAATAAAAACAAATATAGACATTAAAACAGAATGTGCGCAATCCTCATTGGGTTGCGCACTTGCCTATAGTACTATTCTATTTTACTTTGATTTCTCTACCTGCATTGTTGAGGACGCAAGTGCCTCCTCCAACTGCTTTGAAATCTTTTCCGACACGATTCTTGAAATGCGAGTTGAGATTTCCTCTACTTGCTCTGGTGTCAACAATGTGCCCTCAACCTGTGGTTGGGAACATAAACTGCTTAATGTTAAACCTATCATAGAAAAACCTCCTTACTTAAAATAATTATTGAAAAAAGAAGCATTCAGTTCAGGTTTGAAATAATGCTTCCTGTTAATCCACACAAATCCGTCGCCTTTGGAAATGACCGCTACGTCCACAGGGCCACCAACCGTTTCCTCTCCCGGCTGCATTCGTCTCACAAGCGATGTAAGAGAAATGAAACTTTCAGCCATATTCGCCATGTCTTCTTTGTCCAATGACACAACTGTGTTCAACAAAGGAACCGTATAACTTTCATGCATTTCCTTGTTGATTTGGTGTGTTATATCACGAATAATAGAGTCCTTGTCAAGTGATTTAATAGCGGAAGATACTGCAACTGTAGATGAGTCATTATCAAGGATGTTTGTTATTGCATCAGAAAAAGAGTTAATGGACTTCCCTATAACATTATAAATAATGTCTTGAAAACTCGGATTGATACCTCGAACAATGGTCTGTGTTACATCTATTTGAGCAAATGGGGCAATAACTGCAGATGAACCGTGATCAGAAATCTTTACCACTTTTTCTTCTTCCAAATAATAGCGCAAATGTCCATCCATGCCGAATGACACGTTTATCGGGAACAGTGAAGGGTATATTTCTTCATCACCGTACCCTACAAACACCAATCCTGTGTTCAGGGTTATATTCAATCTTGCAGACAAATAGTGATAGAAAGATTCGCACAGAAGTTCCACATTATTAAATCCAACTTTCTTTGCGTATTCTTCAATATCCACCTTTGCATAATGCGCAAAATCAGTATAAGCATATTTCTCAAATTCGGGACATTGCATTCCAACCTTATTGCTATTCAAGCATTGTTGCAATTCTTCAGATATGATTTCTTCGGTTTGATCTTTTATTTCAATACCTTTTTCTTGTAATATCACATTACGGCACAAACTGAAAAAAGAATCCAAAAGTAAAAGCATAAACGATCGTTGCGTTTCTTCATCGCAGAAGAAATTGCGACGATGCAAGAACTGTACGAAATCATCTATGTAGTTATTTAATATCGGGAAACTCGTTTCACCCAATTCCTTGCGATACTCCTTGATGATAATGTCCCAAGGCACATCCATAAATGCGGCATTGCTATAGGTCATAACTGCCACTGGGTGATATTTCGACAGCGTGAATATCTTATTTGCGCTGTTCACCACCTTGTGGGTGTTGCCCATCGTAACGGCACTGTCAGCTGCGATGGCAACTGCATGCTTATTCAAAACTCCTACTAAAGCTGTCATAGTTTTACCTATTCCTTTTAGAACACACTGCAAATATAAGCATTTATTTCCTGTTTTACAACCTTTCCCATGCTAAATAATGCAAAAAGCCCCGCCTGACGGCACTTCCGTCAAGCGGGCTTCTCTACGCTGTCATTCACTTTTTCATACCTTAGGCTGAAGGCGTACCACCTTGCAAGGCACCTTGCTTTCGCCATAGCCGAAGCGTTGCTCCATCCACCGTATTCGCTCCTCAAGCATGCCTATCTTCTCCCCAAGTTCTATGTTCTGCTCCATATACAGCGTGTTCAGCTTCAGCAACTCTTCCATCACTTCATCTCCTTTCCCCAGTGCTTCCTGGCATTTTGGTTACCTGTCTTGCCGCCTCTCTTACCGCCAATCTGAACCGTCGGCAATTGGTTACCCAGCGGCAAAGCCGCATCACAGCCCAGCAGACGACCAGCCATCACCTCCGGAGCATGATACAGCAGGTTCTGCTCACGGTTCTCACGAGCCTTACGGTATAGTGCCATCAGTATTCGGCTGCTCCTGTTCAGGCCGTTCAGCGTCCTGTTCACAGCCGTACGGCTAACACCAAGCTCCAAAGCCACTGCCGCCTGGTCACCCTGCTCAAGGCTCTCGCCAATCAGCCACAGCAAGTTCGTCAGCTCCACGTTCACACCATCGCCGCGGGTCCTCCGCACTACACGTCGCTGCGCAGGCTGCCCCAGTTCATACCTGCCAGTCTTGCGCAAACTCGGCAATACTTCGCTCGTTACCCACTTCCTGAATGCCTTAGCCTCCGCCTTGCGGCTCTGGAAAATCAAATTGTACAAACCACTCTCACTGACAATGGTCATCTGTTGTTCACCAGAGGATGTCCGTACTGTGGACACCCCCTTCTCGTCATCGTCTAATCGAGAGGTGGCATTTCGATTGTTTTCAATTTCAAGTGCATCACACACGTCCTTGGCAACAAACCAAGGCTCGCCGTCTTTCATCTGCACTCTGATGTTCTGATTGCTTGCGTTGAAGGTAAACACCTTCGCTTGCCCGCTCAAAGCCTGGGCACGGCTCTCAATGTTGTTTGACATAAATCGAATATTTTTAGCATGGGCGCAAAAAAGCGGTGCGCCACTACCCGCTGCTAAAGTCTATTCGATAGGACTTGACACAGCCATTACAACTGCATCACGGGGTGAGCGCACCGCCTGTATAGGCGTACCGCCAAGGCATAAAAAAAGCCCGAATGCGGTGCATCAGGCGAACTCTCTCGCCCTATCGAAATAAAACTTTAGCACCGCAAAGATACGCAAAATTTCAATACCACCAAACTTTTCCGCCGAAAAGTTGAAAAATAGCTCAAAAGTTTTTTAGTTCACGAGTAAATAGACTTTTTGCTTTTAAGCTAACAACTCGTCAACTTGTCAACTCGTCAACTATAACCATATAAAGTTACGAAAAATCAGCCACTTACGCAAACATTTTAACAGTTTAAATGTTCACAA